TGAAGGACATGCGTACCGGCACAGTGGGGCTCATCCAGCAGCGCGTCCACATGCAGGACATGACCGGGCAAATCCTAGCGACGGACGCGGACTATTGGCATCATTTGGTGAATCCCATGCGCAAGCATGCAATCGGCTTGATTGCCCCCACCGTCAAAAGCTTGATGATCGAATCGGCGTTCGGCTTCTCTGTGAGATCCCACTGCCATTCATAGCCTGGCCCCCACGCGGAATTCACAATCGAATTGATGAATCCCTCCGCCCACTTTAGGATTGCTTGATGCCCCTCAGCAATGCTTGCGTCTTGAGTTGTCTGGGCTGTGGCTCGATTCGTCTCTTTGACAAAAGCTGTCGGCGGAAGCGAGAACGTAAAGCAGATCACGCGGATCAGCCATTCGTCAAACTCATCCTTGGCTGGGTTTCTGTCCAGCGTCGTCACTTCTGACTCAGACGGCATCCACGTCGCTTTGTTCTTCCCGGAGATCGCCTTGAGCTGCTTTGACCAATTGAGGTTCATGTCCTTGATCTGGTCCGGCGTCCAGTTCTTAGGCGCCGAAATGATGACGTCGGGGATGTTCCCCTCGGTGAACCACTCAAGTTGCCTGGCTGTGCGCTTGAGCGCCAACGTCACAATGCTCGCGACCTGGTTGACGAAACTGAACCCGTAGAGCTTGTGAGGGCGACGGTTCTTTGGGGCAAAAATGATCTCATCCACACCGTAATGGTGAGCCACCTGCCCGCGAATCACCTGCCCAAACTCAGCTATCCTCCCGCGCTCATCGATGAACGGCAGGACGGTCGCGCCGTCGATGACGTAGGCTTGTGGATTCCCTGGCCGCGATTTGTCCACGAAGGCGGATGCGGCATCGATGGTACACATGTCGTATGCGGCTTTTTGCAGGGAGACATCAAGAGGCGTCACGCCGTCCATGAACCGCACCCACGCGTCAATTTTGTTGGCGGCAGGGCTGGGGTTGTTTGGGTCTCCACCAATATCGACAACGCGGCCGCTTGCTCCACCGAGTCGGTCAAGAACCGTCTGAATCGCTATGCTCACGTAGTCGCACGATTCAGCAAGATTCCGAAGCTGCTTGTAAGAAAGGCCTCCATCGATCGTCTTGGGGACGATGTTGGTATTGGCTGCTGTGTTGTAGTCGAAAACTCGGCCGACGCCTATCCCATCAGGAGCCAGCCCAGGAAGCGGCGTCGATGGAGTAAACCACCCCGACGAAAGCTTGTCGGGCGTCATACCTGCCGAAAGCAGCGCCGCTTGCGCGGATAGGTCTATCCCATCAGGCATGGACACCCTTCTCTAGCTCAGTAATCCAATCGCGAGCCATCTCAAACCCCGTCTTGATGCGTTGCTTGGCCCGCACATCAGGGTGCGTCTCGGAAAGGTTCGGAAGCGATTTGACAAACTCTGTCGCGAGCGTTTCCATATAAAGCGTCTCTGGGCTGTATGACGGCTTTGCGGACGTGATGCGCAAAAGCTCTTCCCGCAGTGCTTTGATGCGTTTGGTTCCGAAGGGATCGCGAATGAATTCCCAGAGCGCTTGCATGTGGTGAATATACTCACCAAACATCTTCCTCGACAAGTGGCTCGTCGGGTAAATTGATTTTCATCGACGATTCTTCGACTCCTTCTGTTCCCTTTACAGCCTCATTTTCTTCTTTGGCTCTCTTGGAAACCCACTCAGCCAAGGGGTCTACAATCTCAACGATCACCGCAAACGCTCGCGCCAATGCGTCCAATTGATCGTCATGCACCTGTCCATCGGTTTGCATCTCATCAAGCAGCGCCGCATTCCATGCGCCACGCACCATTTTGACGCGCCCGCCATTGACTTGCGATTGGAATGGCTCGTGCCGCGTCTTTTTGGGCCCCGTCTCAGGCGAGAAGCTGAACGAAAAGCCTGCGAAATCCCCCGTCATTGTGCGCACTTGGTCTTTGCCTGCTTGGCCAGGGTCCTGGGGGACGGAGATGCGTACCTGATTCCCGTCGCGCGATGCGATGGAGCGCGCAAATTTCCGAGGCTCGTCGGTCTGGATTCTCGCCATGTCGACGATCACATAATCCCCCTCACGCGTTCGACCTATGCGAGCACCACAACACCAGTCACCCTTTCCCTTCGACGCCGCCAGGTCCCAACCGCGAGCCTCCAACATTCCGGCCGGCGCAACCTCGATGATCTCGATCATGTCGATTTTCCATGTGCCGCCGTCGCGAGGGATAGGCCGCTGCTGGTGCTGTCCGGCAAATCCAAACGATAGGAGGCGTTTTTCTTCGCGATCCACAACCCAGGCCGGGAATCTCTCCGGGAAAAGAAGCTCGCCTTCATGCTCCCGCGGGTCTTCTGGGCTTTTCTGCTCATCTCCTGATTCTGCGCGCATGCGGATCACCAAATGATGCCAATAGTCCGCGTCCGTCGCTAGGATTTGCCCGGTCATGTCCTGCATGTGGACGCGCTGCTGGATGAGCCCCACTGTGCCGGTACGCATGTCCTTCAGGCGGTTGGCGAGGCCCAAAGACCAGGCATCCCACACAGACGCAAGTTTGACTTCCGACACGTCTTTGGTTTCGTTCGGGTCATCAATACCGATGTGATGCACGCGCTTGCCGGTAACCTTGCTGCCAATTGTTGATGCCTGCCTCTCGCCACCAACGGAATTGCGAAACCACTCCTTGCCGTCTTGGCTTTGCGACATGCGCCACTTGATCCCGCTTGACTGGTACCAGTCGGAGCGGATCAGCTCGCGGCACTTCATCGAGTCGCGCATAGCGATGTCTTCGGCACCTGAGACCATAAGGGTCGTCCACTCAGGCCACCAGAGCCAAACCCACGCAGGGAGAGCCACGGACGCGATGGTAGACTTCCCAAGGCCGGGGGGGATGTTGACGACGAGATTGTTTTTCCCCAACGTGCCGCGTGCTAGTCGTTCGAAGCGATCGCACACCGCTTTGATCGACCAATGCTCAATGAGAGGGTTCCCGCCTTCTCCAGGGATGTGCGGCCAAGCGTCGACAAAAAATCGGTAGAAGCTACGCCGCCGTCTCTCCCAGAGACCGCCGTTGAAGCTCATTCACCTGCCGGTCCTTCCAGCTTTGCCTGCAATGCAATGTAGGCATCAAGCTCCGCGTCTGTGAGCCGTGATAGATCCGGCTCTTTCGGCGCGATGCTTCCAGAGTGCTCGATCTTTGTGGCGTCAGACCATTCACCACGGAACATGCACGCCATTGCTTTGGTCCAGACGGATTGCTGAAATGCGACAGATTTTGGCAGCACAAGGCCTTCTCGGCCTTTGTTAACCCACCACGATTCCGATTCAGACCTCGCACACGCCAGAGCGTCAGAGAATTCAGGGAACTCCTTAGCCCAATCAAAAATCGTCTGCTTGCTCACCTTGAACGCGCACGCGAATTCTGCGCAGGATTTCCCCTCTTTCCCGAGTTCGATCACCTGCCCGCAATACTCTGGCTTGAATTTTGTTGGCTGTCCTGCTGGCATGTCTCAAATATACGTTGAAAATTCTCGATCAGCTGATTCGTTTGCTTCTCCCGTCTCATCCACCACCATTTCGGCAGAGACGTGCCTGTAATCTGTTAACCTACCACGCTTAGGTACTTGCACCACTCTAGCTTCGTTCACCCCTTCTGGCCTATCCTCTGCCGTTTTGTTGGCTATCCAGAGCTTCCAAGCCAGCCACAGCAACGCCGCAGTCATCGCGAGCCACACCAGCGCCGAGATTACCAAGATAGGGTAGACCAAGCTCATCAAGCGCCGTCCTTCTGCGCCTTGCACGCCTTCGCGATCTCGTCGAGTTTGGCCAGATCCACCGGGCCGTAGATTTTGAGCAAATCTCCATCCTCCCACCATTTGCCGATCTCTAGCGATCCGTCGTGGATTGAGCCGTAGGTGACGCCTCGTAGGGCTGGACGCAAAACGATCACATCCGCACCGCCTTGTCGTCCCAATACTCGTCCGCCTTGACCTTCCGGCAGTCCGGCCAGAGAGGTGATAGCGTTTCCAAGACGTTAGCGTTCACTGCATCAAAATCCAAGCCCACGCGGTGACATGCAGCGATGGCTAGATCCAAAGCCTTTCCCTCTCGGCATGTCCAAAGGATCAACTTGTTCCCGGCTTTTTGCTCACGCTTGGCGACATTGATGTTTCTCCAGATCGGCGCACCAATGCTGTCGGGGCGCCCAGAATAGTCATCAGTCCCTGGCG